TTTCCAAAAATATTGTTTTATGGCTACAGTCTTTTTATCCAACCACTGAAGGTGCGCTATAAAAATAGCCGGAGCCGGAATAATTGCTTGTTTGGCAGGGACAGGTAAATGTTCCGAATGCATTTGAGCATCCTTAAATGATGCCTTATTACGATAAGAACCTATACGATCTTTTAAATTGTGCCGCCAAGGTCCGTCAACTCGTATTTGATTTTTATCTGTATATTGAATCCATTGTGCGTGGAATAGTGTGTCTGTATTAGAATCAAGTATAGACTCTAGTTCTTGTTTATTCATTGTTCCGTCTAAATATTCATCTGTATCTAAACAGATAATATTGCCAGAATGTTTAAATGCTTCATCAAATAATCGTTGTCTGATATTTGATTCTATTGCCAATTCATCTTTGCCCGTGTTTGTTCTTAACACATTAAGAATATTAAATTTTTCTTTATTTTCTATGAGATATTCGTATGTACCGTCATCTGAATTATCATCCATGAAAACAAAAGCATCGGCGTATTTTTGCCACTGTGGTATTATTTCCTTTAGTAGGAAAAGTTCATTCTTAATTAAAGTTATTTGCACGATCATATAAGATTTACTTTTTCTAAAACTCTATCAAATAGACAACTAGCATAATATTTTGCTTTTTCAAAATTTGCATTAATTTTTTTTAAATTTTCATTATAATATTCTTCAGTATAATTATGAGTAAAAATATTGTTAACTGGAATCCAATAACTGGTATCAAAATAATCATTTATATTTGGACAGCCCCAATAAACTGGAATTGTTTTTGTTATTAAACAATCTATTATTTTTTCTGTAAAATAATTTTTTTCACTAGAACTTTCAATTGCTACCGAATACATTGAATTAAAAAGATTTATTTTATCATCATTTGGTAGCTGTTCTGCATTTGGTATTGGCCATCTCGTAGAAGTATAAAATTTTGTTTTAGTTGATATTATTTTATGTTTATTAAACCAAATTTTTACTCTTATATCATAACCAGGCTTACCAACAGACGCACCACAAATCATACTTATTGAGTTTTCTTTTTTTATATTTCCTAAATTTTCTGTAAATTGTCCTAAAGAATCTATATGGTGGTTATATTTATTTAGCCATGTGGTTCCATAAGGCAATAATTGAGCATTTTTACAATTTTTTAAAACTTCTGAATTTGTTGTTAATATTGCTGTGTATTTTTCTTGATTATTAATAATATTTTCTGCCTGTTCAACCCAGGCAGATGTTGTTGGTTCATTACAATTTACAAATATTTTTATTTTTGCATCAGAATAAAATTCAACAATACCACCTGGTTTTTTATTTTTTCCGAATCTAGTAAAATGTATTTCACACAATTCTTTAGCATTTGGTATAACATTTTCTGGATACATATAATCAGCATTAATTATTAACGGTTTCATTTATTTTTTCCCACAAAATATCATCTGCTAATTTTATTTTAGCTACAGCATTAAAATTATTTGTAATTGCTGTTAGTTTTGAATTGTATAATTCTTTTGACAGACTATTTGATATTTCTTCTTCTTTGCCCTGCTCTAAAAATATTATACCATCTGAATCAAAAAAGTCAAGTATTTTTTTAGTACCACAATATACCGGAACAGTTCCAGTAGCAAAACAGTCTGTTATTTTTTCTGTCCAATACGAATCGTAAACACCATTTTCAACAACAATACTAAACATGTAATCTTTAACACCATCTAGTTTGGTGTTCCACGGGTTTTTAAAGTCTGTAACTGTTCTTGGTGTGCCGTGTGCTCCACCAAACACATCGAATCCTTTATCTAGAGCTAATCGGGCAATCTGATGTCTATAAACATGTCCTTCTGTTAATAATTTTGGTGAACAAAACATAGAACATAATTTAATTTTATGATATACACTCCATTGTTCTTTACGAATCCATGGATAATTGCTTCCACTTGGGCAAAACACAAAGTTAGAATTTAATTCCAGTAAAGAATTATCACATGTGAAAATTTTATTATAATAATTATTAAATAATAATTTATGATTATGAATTAAAAAAGAATATAAGTCAGGAACAATAAATCTTGACTCACAAACCCAACCAAATCTTTTTTCTTTAATAATTGAATGGTCTGGTTGATACATCATTCTACGATCAATGTATACATCATATTCTGATGGTTGTGTCGTCCAATCAAAATGTGTTGGTTTTAGATTAGAACAAGACGAATGTTCTACATCAAACGGAGCTCCTATGGCTCTTATCTTGTGCCTGGACTCTGCCATGCTATTAGCTCCTCACTCACTCCTAAATTCTTTAAAGCAGATTTTTTTGAATCCACATCTGCTAGGCCCATAACAATAACACTGGTTTCATTTTCATGCCCCGGCCACACACAATACTCTGGGCCTATAAACTTCATTCGAACTCCTTCTTTTTGATAGAAAGAATGAAGTATGCCTATAAGAGCCTCATGATCAAACCATTGCCCGTTTTTTGCCATCTGTCGTGCCATAAACGACCAGTGTTGTAAAAATTCTAGTGCTTTAGAATTAAAATCAAAGAATATAGGTGATGCTTTTGCTGCGTGTAATTTGTTTGTGGAACATGACACTACTATATCAGTATTTCCTTTAAACATATCAAACACAGTTAAAGGTTTACGAACATCTGAATCAATGTCTAGCCACACAACAGGTGCTTGTTTTTCTACAAGAAGTTGGTAGATAAATTGAGGCTTGCTTAAACAGTTCTGTTGGTAAGAACCTAAAGAAGCTTTTTCACGAATGTCGTGAGGTACCCCTAGTCTGGTTAACTGTTCGGTTAATCGTTTAGCGTGGTCACTGTAATAAGTTTTGCCGTCTATGTCACTATAAAAAGAAATCACTTGTGTCTGCATAATTAAGAATTTCCTATATGATATTTAGGTACAAGTACCCAATCTCCTTTTTCTTTATGAGGAATAATTTTTAGTTGAGCCATGCTTATCATTGGTTCTTTGTATTCATCCGGATCTACGGCTTCTACAAGTCCCCAATCAACTAAAAGTTTCACAATAATGTTTCGTCTGCCTAGATCATTATCTGATATATCTGTTTCAAGGCCGTCTAACTCTAACATTTCTTTGAAATGCATGATAGCGTATCGGCCACGTTTGTGGAGTATATGACAACTCTGGTATAGCTTCTTTTCTTTTTTAGATGAAACTCCCATTCGGGTCAGGGTTTCACGAACTTTAAGAAAGTCGTCTTTTGTTTTTAAACGAACTTCTACACCTAAACCATCAAAAATATCTTCTGTTTCTTCCATAATAACTGACTTTCTGATCTATATTTTCGTATCACACAGTTATTTATGGAATTTTGAATTTACGCCACCAGTTGAAATTCGCTCAAAAATAGCTTTCCAATCGTTCTCTTTGATCAGGTCCACCACTTGCCTAGCCTTAGCTTCTGAATAGCCGTATAAGGTCTTTAAAGCTTCTATACGGGCATCAGATTGAGGCTTATGCCACTTGCTAAACCGTTTCCTGCTTCGGACTGTGGCTCGTAGATACTCGTATTGGATTTTTTTATCTAACCAATGAGCCTGGTTCATCTGGTTGGCTAGACCTACTGTATCAACAAAATAAGATAATCCTCGGTTAATAAGAAACGGAATATATTCCCTTTCACTTAAAGGGTCTGTATCCATCAGGGGCTCTTTAGTCTGATTTATGGAATTTAAAAATTTAAAAGGATCGCTCATTTAAACTCGCAAGACATCATTAATTCTGTAAAGAAAGCGCAAAGATTAATTTCTTGATCCGCTACAAAACTTGTCTTATACTGGTATTCCGCAATAATTAACACTGCTGAAGGAATGCTTTCCGGTTTAAGATGGTCGTTAAGGTTATCAAAAATCTTTCTAAACACATCTTGAGGAGCATTATCCATATTATTAGACACCCACTTACGAACTTCACCGTAATTTTTAGTTTTCATATGCCCCATTAACGATTTAACGTCCAGTTCTCCAGCAGTGCTAAGAATTCCTAGATCAATTACTCCTGCAACAGAGTATCGTTGAAGTTCGTTTAAGGTACGACGAAAATCTGGAAAATACTTAACTACAACTTTAGACAAAACTTTCAGATCATATTCGATACCTTCTTCGTCTAAAATGGCTTGACAACGAGACAGAAACTGCTTGGCTAGTTCTGGACGTTCCTTTGTAGGAAAATTAAAATCAATAACTGTGCAACGAGAATGGATAGGTTCAATAATCCTGTTCTTGTAGTTACAGGTAAGAATGAACCGACAAGTCTTGGCAAACTCTTCAATAGCACCACGAAGAGCAGGCTGAATGCTTTGAGCATTAGAGTAATCAAACTCGTCTAAGATTACAATCTTTTGCTTGGCATCTTCAGATAGGGACACAGTGCTGGCAAACTGTCTGATCTTGGTTCGCAGTGTATCAATGTTGCCGTCTTCAGAACAGTTAATAATGATATAATCTGCTCCTAGTTGTGTGCATAAAGCACGAGCCACAGTGGTTTTACCCATACCGGGCTTGCCTGCAAGCATAAGATTAGGACACTCGCCTGACTCTATAATATCATTAAAAGTATCTTTAAGGTCTTGAGGTAGAACACAATGATCAATAACCGCTGGGCGGTACTTCTCTACAAGAAGACCGATAGAATCATTTGCTGTGATAGACATGATTACTCGCTGTAAGTGCTTGTGCTTTCCATAGAGATCCAGTAACGAAGATCAAGAGACTCGTTGGTAAAACAACCAATCTTATTCTTGGAAAGTTCTACCGTATAATCTCCGTCAAGCATACGCATATTCTCTAGTTTAAAGTTAAAAGAAAAATCAGCTTCGCTTTTGTTTTCTCCAACATTTATAGAATACGTGTTGCAGGTAGGATCTTTAAGATCTTTAATTACTGCAGTAACTCCTGTTTCGTTTGAAACAAAACAAAGATCAGGAAGTTGAAGTACTGCGCCTGCTCGTTGCAGTTCTGTTAGGTCATCTTTTGTAAGAGTGAACTGCACTTCTGTGTCTTGCTTTTTAATAGACTTTGTAGGATAACTTAAAAGCTTAGGATCTGAAAAATAATACTTAACTGTGGATCCGTTTTGTCCTGTGATTAACACATACTTGTCTTCAAAAGAAAACTCAGGAGAATCAAACAAACTGACTACTCCTAGAAACTTGTTTAAATCCCAGATACCAAATTCTGTGTCAAAAGTTTCTTCCACAGTTACTTCTGCCATCATGTTTTTAGCAGGACTCATAGTGGTAATCTTATTACCAGGTTTTACAAAAAGATTAGAATTAATGCCACTAAAGTTTTTTAGAATAGTAAAGGTTTGTTTAGAAATTTCCATTGTAGTTTTTGTCATAATATACACTCTTTCTTTTATTTCTCAAAAGGTTCAAAGTTTTCAAAATCATCACCATCAGCCGCATGTCCGTGTCTAAGGTCGTTTAGCCATCCTTGCTGGTTAGGTCTACGGCCTCGTTTCTTTTTTCGTTTTGCTGCTGCTTCTTTTTGTTGTCGTTTCCACCGCTCATATTCGGTTTCTTCAGATTCATACCAAGTCATCAGAATACCTCAATATCCGGTAAAAGGGTCTTTAATTTATGTTGCATGAAATACTCAAGCAGATTTTCTCTGCCTTTTCCTTGCTGGCTTTTATATTCTTCAAGAATGCGCTCTTGTAGTTCATCGGGAATAGATGTTAGATCAATAAGAGTTTTGTTCCTGATATATTTAGGATTTTCAAAAAATTCAGACGTTTCTGCTGCTTCTTTTAGTTCTTGAATTCGCTTTTGGGTCATTCGTGTTTGACGCTTACCGTCTGTAACAAAAGTATCATCATCAGAAAGAATGTTAGGAACACCGTCTGAACTGTCTCCAGAAATAATTTGATTAAACAAAAAATCTCGTGGATTTTCACAAATAATGAATTGTTTAGTCATTGGACTGTATTGTTTAACATTAGGAAAAATCTGTAATTGTTGAAAATCTTTATCGTTAGACAAAATCAGCACAGGTTCGGTTTGATAATACGCTTTAGCTAGAACGTAAATAATATCGTCCGCTTCTGCTCCCTTCAACCTAATACTAGGATACGGAAAATTATCTTTAATTTCATCTCTAATTTTATCAAGTATCTTGAAAACTTCAGTCCATTCTTCTTTACGAGCTTCTTGAAGTTTGCGTCGGTTTTGCTTATAATACGGAAAGACACCTTTTCTCCAGTAATCGTTTCCGTCATTACAAACCACAAATTCACCGAAATCGTTAAACTGTGTTTTATACTTTTTATACGTATTTAAAACAGTATGACGGATATAGTCCTCGTTTAAAGGTTCCCCGTCTTTTGACGCTTGAAATATGTTAGCCAAAATAATCTGACTGTTATCTAGTAACAACATAATTTAAATTATATCTCATAAAAACAGAATGTCAATATATTTGTATTAATTGCTTTTTAAATATAATTAGCATTTATTACACGTCTGTTGCGCCTTCAAATCCTCCTCCAGTCAGTCCTTTAATGCAAAGATACGCATTTTTTACTTGATTTATCTCTTCAGGATCCACGGAAACTGGAGCAAACCATTGAAGAAAATCTGATCCGGATATTATAAATGTTTTATTATCTAAAGGAACTTTTCCGTCAAGTCTTGCTTGCTCTGAAACATAACCTAAGATTACGAGTGTTCCTGTTTGATTCACATAATCTAAATTTGTTTGAGAAATTTTCCAATATTGCGAATACGTTCCGGTTGGATGTTGTATGATTTGTTGTAGTGCCATTAGGTGCTCTCCAATACTGAAACAATAACGTCAAGCCCCGCAGTTACGCCTGCTGTGGCTTTAAGAGTGTCGCCTGTGGTTAAAGGAATAGGTGCGTCTAATGCTTGGTAGGTAGACTGAATAGGCACAGCAGCACTACGAACCACATAATATCCTGTTGCTCCTTTAAACAACTGCACGGAAACTGAGTTGGCTATAGATTCATTGGTATTTGCAACATGAATAGCATTCACAATTGCGGTTCCTGTGATTCCTCCGTATATAGTGGTGGCTGCTGTGACACCTATCGATGTAGCGTAATTAGTGTAAATATCTGGCATTTATTGATTCTCCTATGGTATTTATAGTGTCGGTGCTTCGTTTTTGTATGGATGGTCTGCGGGAAGACTGCCTTGCAGTTTCCATTTCCAAGCAAGATAACCTTCTATTAATTGGCGAGTTGTAGTGTCTGTAGTTTCCACCATTATTACTTCAGAAATTACTCCGTTTGTTCTTCTGGATACTGAATACTGACCACCAATAGAGTAACCAACATTGGTGTTGTTGGGTGTTCCTATTC